ACGACGCTCTTCCGATCTCGGGCGTTCGTTCGCATGGCCCTTCACGATCACCGCGCCGGCGGCAATCGACGTGCCGCCATTCTTGGTCAGCACGGCGCGGATGAACCGCTTGTGGCCGATATAGCCGACCTTCACGACGCTGGCGGCTTCCAGCGTCTCGGGCAGCGCGCCGGTCAGGTCCCCGGCCTCGACCGGGGCGAAGTCGCCGGGCTGGTCGGTGTCGGATTCCTGAAGGCTGGCGGTGAAGTCGCCATCGCCGGCAATCGCGCCGGTCTGCACGATCAGCGCCGCCGACCGGAAGCCCAGCAGGTCGATGGGATCGCCGGTCGCCGTCGCGGTCAGCACGGCCGGCGCCACCGCCGGCACGATCCCGATATTGTTGGCAAGGTCTCGCATAGTCTTACTCCGTCCGATGAAGGGGATGGGAGACGCGGGCGGGACACACCCGCGCCTCCCGTAACGTCCCGCCGTGTCCGAAGCGGCGGGGCGCTATCAGCTTGTGGCGCAGCGCAGCTTGCGCAGCGCCTCGGCCAGCACCGGCCCACCGCCGACGCGGCGGTAGGCATGGAAGCGCACCTGGCCGACCTTCGCCTGGGTGAAGGGATCGCGCATGATCGCCAGCGACACGCGGTCATAGATGCGATAGGCCGACGCGATATCGCCGAACAGGATCGGCTCGGCCGCCGTGCCAATATCCGGCATGTCCGGCGCCTCGATCACCGGCCGCCCAAGGATGGTTTCCGGCTGGCCCTCGGCATAGGAGGGCTGCCACAGCAGCCGCCCGTCGCCATCCTTCAGCTTGCTGACCTCGGCCAGGGTGGCGCCGTTCATCATCCACACCGCGCGGTTGCGGTAATAGGCCGGCAGCGCGTACTTCAGGTCGATCAGTGTGTCCGCCGGATCGGTCCCCAGGGTGGACGCATTGCCGGTCGGGGTATGAGCGACACCCGGCGCTTCCAGCAGCCCCAGCGGCTTCTTCACGCCATTGCCGACAACGAAGCTGCCGCCTTCCAGCTTGCCGAACTCCTCGGCCAGGTCGAAGGCGATTTCCGCCTCGACATTCACCGCCGAATCTTCCAGCAGCCGCCGGCTGACATCGACATAGCAGGCCATTTCATGGATCGGGATTTCCAGCTGGCCATAGGCCGGCTCGGTGCCCTGCCGTTCCTCGGTCTCGTCAACCCAATGCGCCGTGGGCTGGCCGGTACGCTTCGGCAGGATCACCGCCCCCGAGGCGGTGTTGCCGACGCGCGCCGCCTGGCGCACCGGGGAGAACTCGACAATCCCCCGGATCACCTCGGCAACGAACTCGTCCGGCGCCAAATAGCCGCCCGCCGTATCCTCCGACACGCGCAGGCTGCGCACCTCGTCCGGCGCCATGGCTTCGGTGCCGCGCCGCAGGAAGCCGGCAAAGGCGCGCCGCTCCACCGGCGGTTCGTCGCCGCTGCCGCCCGCACCAGTGCCGGGCCGCTGGCTGCGCACTTCCAGCGCGTCCAGCCGCTCGGTCACGCCGCGCAGCTCGGTGGCGATCCGCTCATCCGTCGCCGTGCGGTGCTGTTCCACCGCGCCGCGCAGTTCCTCGACGGCCTGGGTCGCCAGCGCGACCGGATCGCCGTCCTCGTCGCGCCGCTCGATGGGCGGGACGGTCGGCAGGGCCGAACGGGTCTCGATCCTCTCCATGATTACTTCCTCCTGATCAGGGTCGCGGCGCGGCGGGCCGCCTCGATGAATGCCGCAACGCCAGCCGGGCCGGCCGCGCCTTTCACGCTGGTCACGCGCGCCTTGCTTGCCGCCGGCAGGCTGACCAGGCTGATTTCCACAAGGTCGATATCGGTTAGCACGCGCCCGCCATTCGGGCCGCGTTCGGAAGACCGGGCGCGGAAGCCGATGGAAAGACCGTTCACCGCTCCCGCCTTCAGCAGCGCCAGCGCCTCCGCGCCGCGCGCCGTCTCGGTGACCAGCTTCCCGGTCACTTTCAGGCCGCGCGCATCCTCTTCCAGCTCGGTCCACACGCCGATGGGCTCGTCCGGGTTATGGTTCCAGAACATCGCCGGCCCGCCGGTCGCCTTGCGTGCCGTCAGGCTCTTGCGGAACGCGCCCTTGCGGATCGTGTCGCCGTAGCTGTCCGGCTCGCCGAACACCGAGGCATAGCCCGAGAAGGTGCCGGCCTCGTCGGTGGCGAAGCGCACTTCAGGCGCAGCAAGCGTCAGCGTCTCACGCTGCGTCATTGAAGCGATCCTCCGCAGGGGTGGGGCTGGTGGTGCCGGGGGTGGTGGTGCCGGTGCTGGTGCCGGGCGCGGCGGCCGAATCGGTCTGGCCGGCCTGGCGGATCAGCTGATCGCCACCGTCCACCGGCGGCCGGTTATCCAGTCGGCGCACCTCGTTCGGGGTCAGCCAGGAACCGCCGACCGCGTTGCGATAGGCGGCAAAGCGCGCGGCCAGATCGGCGCGCAGCAGATCGTCCACCATGAACTCGACGAACAGCACCGCGCGTTCCTCGGGCGTCAGCAGGACGCGGGTCAAGGCGGCTTCCCACAGTTCCAGCCAGGGCAGCAGGGTGAACTGCAGGAACTGCCGCGCCAGCTCTTCGACATTGCGCCAGGTGGCGCGGTCCAGATCGCCGATCAGCGTGCCCGGCACCTTCAGCGCGCGGGCAATCTCCTGCGTCACGAAGCGGCGCAGCTCAAGGAACTGCGCATCGGTGCTGCTGAACTGCTGCGCCTCCCACTCCATGCCGTCTTCCAGGATCAGCGTCCGGCCGCTGTTCGCCCCGCCGGCATGCATGCTGTTCAGGCTTTCGCGCAGCCGCTTCACCGTCTCGGGGTTCAGCGCCTTGGCGTATTTGAAGATGCCCGAGGGCCGGGCGCCGTTGCCGAACAGCCGCGCCTGGTGCTCGGCCATCACCAGGTCAAGCCCGATGGCCTCCCGGCAATGCTGCATGAGGCACACCGGCCGGTCGAAGCTGCCGCCCGGCGTCGGCAGGTACAGCACGTCACGCCAGTCCAGCCGGCGTTCCCTGCCGCTCTCGGTCACGATGAAGTCCGGCTCGCCGGACGCGGTGTCGATCTTCACCTTGCGCGGGTCCAGCCGGTGCAGTTCGCGCGGCTGGCCGTTCGCCCGGATCACCTGGCCGATGCCGGCGCCATGCAGGATCGCGTCCAGCTGCATCGCCGTGCGGGTCTCGACACCGCCCGCCCAGGGCGTCCAGTCGCCGGCCAGCAGCCGCGCTGCCGGATGATCGCTTTCCCGCTCCCGCGTGCCCTTCTCGCCGCGCCGGTACAGGTGAACCGGCAGGCTCCCCACCGCCTCGCTGATCGCCCGGCACGCCGCAAGGAAGGTCGGGCTGCGCAACGCCGTCTCCGGCGTCACCACCGCGCCCGAGGCAGTCGGCTGCGCGCCGAACAGCGCCAGCAACTCCGGCGACGGAGATGCCAGCGACGACTTGCGCTCGATACCCAACAGGCGACGAAGACTGAACATGGCTCATCCGATTGCGGCTTATCTGCT